ATGTCGAACACCCAGAAGCTCACCATCATCGCCATCAACAGCCGTAGCGGCGTTTCCGCAAAGACGGGCCGTCCCTACTCGATGCACGAAGCGCAGTGCATCCTGACCGAAGGTGTTGCCGACGCGACTGGCGTCATGTCCGAACAGATGAAGGTTGGCCGCGTGAACGTCGCCGACGAACTCAAGGACACCGTACCCGGCGACTACGTGGCCGATTTCAAGCTGTTCGTCTCGCGCGATGGTGAGCTGGTCGCGCGCATCGTTGGCCTCAAGGCTATGACTGTTTCTCGCCCTGCTCCCCCCGCTGCCGAAAAGAAAGCGGCCTGATCTGATCGAAGGAAGCCCGCGTTGCCGGGCTTTTTCAGTTTACGGGGTCTCCATGGTCGATCTGCACGACAAGTACACGATGCAGCTGCCCTGCATGCGCACGCCGCTTCCGATGATGCGGTACCGGGCGCAGCTGCGTTTGCGTGAGTTCCTCGACTACCGGGATTGGGTTGGCGGCGAGGTTTCTGTTCAGGTGAATGAGTTTGCTGCGGCGGCGTTGCAGGCGGCCGGTGGCATTGCGGGGAGGTGGTGATGGTCTCGTCTGTCGATGCGGTGGTGGTGGCGTTGTTCGTTCTGCTGCTGACGCTGTTGGTGCCGGTGTGGGCGATCTGGAAATCCCCGGAGGCGCTCTGGTCTGGGGCGTTGGGTGAACCTGCTGCTTCGTCTGCGTGGGCGGCGCACCTGCGCAGCGCTCGTGTCCATTTTATGGACTCGCTCTGGCTGAGGCATGAGGCGTACGTGAATCTCGATGGCGAGGGGCTCGATCTGGCGGATGAGTTTCTGCGCGATGCGCTGCATCGTCTCGGCGGTCTTGCGGGGGCGTGGTGATGAAGCTGCCTAACCCGCTCTGGTTGCTGTTGGTCGGCTGGCTTGCGACAGCGGCTGCGCACAACGCTTGGCGCTTGTTTTCGGTGATCGGTTTTGCCGGCGTGTCCATGTTGATTCAAGGCGGGCATGGGGTGGCGCGAGCGTGCTTGCTGCTGGCGGTGGTTCTGGTGGTTGTCCGCCTTGTTCGGCGTTTCTTTCGGAGAGCGTGATGTCAACCCTTGCTGAGATTGAGGCTCAGATTGCTGAGCTGGAGGAGGCCAATGAGAACCTGCACGACTCGTTGGATTCCGCGGAGTCGATGGACGATGCCGAGGCCATCGAGTTTTTTGGAAGTCTGGAAGAGCGTGACGAGGCGATTGAAGCCTGGGAGGCGGCGATCCAGTCGAACCTGGAACAGATCGCCGAGCTGGAAGGCTGATCGTGGCGCAGTGTGTGGTGATTCAAAACGGTGGTTTGGTTTTCACGACCGATCCGCCCCAGAGCTGCAGCGGCTATCTGCTGTTGCAGCCAAGCGAATACTCGAACGTGATGGCTTTGTCCGGCGCGTTCACGTATCCCAGCGCGAGCGATTTCGCGGCCGCGTTTATCGCTGGGTTTCAATGGCCGGTGTTCTTCTTCATCGTTGCAATGCTGGTGTCCAAGGTCGCTTCTTTTTTCGATAGGGGTTGAACATGAAACTGATGCAAAAACTGGCGGCTGGTGCCGCTCTGGCGGTCGGCGGTGTGGGTGCAGCGATGGCTCAGACGACGACTGGCGGTACGTCCATCGACTTCTCGTCCATGACGGGTGCCGTGAGCGCGACGGCCGTGGTTGCCGCGCTGGTGGCCATGGGCGTGGTCAAGATCGGCCCGGGCTTCGCGAAGTGGGCGCTGAACAAGGTCGCGGCGTTCTTCTGATCTTCTGATCTGTCGGCGTCGATGTAGTACGGCTCAGTGGCTACCCGGCGCTGAGCCGTTTTCGTTTCTGGAGGTCGCATGCTATGGCTACTGTTCTGGGGTTTTATCGGTGCGCTGTGCGCGTTGGCGGTCATGGTCGGTTGGGAAATTGGCTCGCGCTAATCGTTGCGGGCCTGTTGACTGTGGGGACCGCGCAGGCGCAATCGGTGGGCGTGGATTTGACGGTGCGCCAAAGCGGCTCGACGGTTCCGCAGACACCATCTGGCAACGTGATGTCGGTGCTGGTGCCGATCACCATCGGTGTGGTCGCGGTTGGCGCTGCTGCGGTGGCCTTGCCTGCCACTGGCGCGCTGGCGATCAGTGGTGACGTGATCGCGGCTGCGGGGATGTCGATGATTCGCAGTCGCGTGATTCAGGGCGCGGCGTTGATGACGTTGATTGGTACGTTGGGCGGTGACGTAAGTTTGGACGGCAACGGCAACGTGGTGGCGCCTGCGATATCAGCCAATGCTGGTGACACAGGGTTCAATGGCTGGGGCTGGAATTACGGCTACAACACGTCCGCCACCGGCGGCAATATCGCGAATGGCGTTGCTGCTTCTCCTGGCGCCGCGTGCTCTGCGATGTTGGCGGCAGACGCGTATTTGGCTGGGCGGAAGGCTAAGTTCGCGGGTATGAGGGCTACCGGTAATGGGACGAGCTATGAGTGCCATTACACCAACGATGGCGGCGACAATTTTTATGCGGGAACTAGTCAGGCTTCGGGCTGCATCAGCGGCTACGTTTCGTCTGGCGGTTCCTGCGTTCCCGATCCGGCTGGGCCTAAGCAGGCCGCTACGGATACGCAGATTCAGAATGCGATCAAGGCGCATCCATCGAGCTGGCAGCAGGTCTATAACGATGGCGGCTGCACGGCTCAGGCGAATATTCTGGTTTCGTTCAGCCCTGGGCAGTCGAATCCGTGCCTGTCGATGATTGGTGATTCGTCTACGGGTTTTGGGGTGTCGTTTCCTTCTGGTAACACGGTGGTCAGCACGCCGAAAACCGACACGCAGACGAAGGTGAACGCGGATGGCTCGACAACGAAGACCACGACCACGACCAACGCGACGACGACATTGACGGGCACGCAGGATCGTGTGAATCCGGTTCAGGGCCAGACTACGACGAGTACGTCTGTGTCTACCACGGTGACGAACCCAGACGGCAGCACTACGACGACTACTACGACGACGACCGATCAGGCGCCGCCAGCCACTGCGGGCAATCCGGCCAATCAGCAGCAGCAAGATCAGCAGCCGACCACTGCGACGTTTAACGGTCCGACTGAGGCGCTCTATAAGCAGAAGACGAAGACCTTCGATGATGTCTTGAATGGCTTTGTGTCTCGTGTGCAGCGCATGCCTTGGTACAGCGCCATGACGGGTTTTTTCAACGTGGCGATAGGTTCGGGGGCGTGTCCTTCCGATTGGGTTGTTCAGGCGACGGAATGGAATCCGCGGTTGGATATGACGCCCTACGTGTGCAGCAGCAGCATGATGACGATGTACCAGCTCGGCGGGGTCGTGGTGCTGCTTGTGGCCGCCTGGGCGGCGTTCAGGATTGCGTTTCTCTGAGCGGGGTGATCCATGTTTGATGCAGTCATCAATGCGTTGTCTGCGTTGGCTCAGTGGCTGGACGGCATCTTTGTTGCTGTCTTCACTGCGCTTTGGCAGATCACAGAGGATCTGTTCATCGACTCATTGGACCTGCTGTTGCAGGGCGTGACGGCGGTTCTTGGCACATTGCCAGCGCCGACGTTTTTGAGTGGTGTGAGTTTGCAGTCCGCGTTCAACTCGTTGGGCGGCGACATTCTTTTCTTCTTCGGCGTTTTCAACATCGGGCAGGGCATCGGCCTGCTGGGTGGCGCGTTCGCGTTTCGTATGGCGCGCAAGGTCGTGACGCTTTTCCAATGGTGATGCCATGTTGATCGTTCATGAGGGGTTGCCCGGCGCGGGTAAGACATGGGAGGCAGTGGTCAAGCGGCTGATCCCTGCGCTGCAGAAAGGGCGCAAGGTCTATGCGCGCATCAACGGGCTGGATCGCGCAAAGATTGCGGAGGTGGCCTGCGTCGAGCTGGAGCGAGTCAGGGAGCTGCTGCATGAGATTCCTGAAGCTGACGTGCTGCGCTGGAATGAGCTGGTCGAGAATGACAGCTTGGTCATCTTGGATGAGGCGCAAAACTTCTGGCCGCACGGGGCAACGCGGACGATGCCGCCGGATCAGATCAAGGCGATTGCTGAGCATCGGCATAGGGGCTTGGACATTGTGCTCATGTGTCAGGTACTTCAAGGCGCGGGCGGTGTGCATCCGGTGTGGGTCAACCGGGTTGATCAGAAGATCGTCTTCGAAAAACTCAATGCGCGTGGCAAGGACCATCGATACAAGTGGACGGCGTACAAGGGGCTGCACAACGGTACGAAGATCAAGTTCACGCAGATCAACAAGGGTACCGAGGGCTACGATCCGAAGTATTTCGGCACGTATGCGAGCCATCAGGCAGCGACGGAAAACACTGAGACGTATCAGGATGCGCGTACGAACGTTTGGAACAATCCGGTGCTCAAGCGTTGGTTGCCGTTGTTCGGTGTCGCGCTGGTGGTTGCGGTTTGGTATCTCTGGCATGCCCTCAAGGGCGGTGGTCTGGAGCAGAGCATGAACGCGGGTCACAAGGTTGAGACGAAGACGACAGTTGTTGCAGGGCCGGCACCGGTGGCGGCGCCAGTAGCGGCGTCTGGTGTGCAGGCTGGTGTGGGTCAGGCACAGCCGATGGCGGTGAAGGCGGAGCCTGTGACTGGTGGTCAGAAGCAGGATGCGATGGCCGATGACTACGTGGCGTCGATTTCGCAGAAATGGCGGCCGCGGCTGTCTGGCTTGGCGTGGGCTGCGAACAGGGCGCGGCTGGTGGTCGAGTGGTATGACGAATCGAACAGGGTTAAGGAGCGGCTGAGTGCTGCCCAGCTCGAAGAGTTTGGCTGGGGCGTTGCTCGCTCGGCGTACGGCGACCACGTGATTCTGTCAAAAGGCGGTGTGCATGTTGCCGTGACGGCGTGGCCTATCGAAGAGTTTGGGCGCGTAAGCGATCGCGACAATCAGGCGCTGCATGATCTGGCCGTGGGCAAGAGCGGTGGTTTGCCGTCGAGCGATTTTTCTAGTTCTGAGCGTGCGCCGGTTGCTACTCCCGCTGTCGATCGCGCGCAGGACGTTCCGGTCTCCGATGGGCGACAGCGTTGGTCGCATGGATAGAATTTTCGTTACGGATTAAATTGTAACAATAATTGAAATATCCGTTACAGTAACGTAAAATAGAATCATGGAATCGGGAGGCGAATATGCGTGACGTAACGGATAACGTGACTGGCGATCTGCCTGGCATGGAGATTAAGCGCGGTCGCGGCCGTCCGCGCAAGGCGCACGCCATGACGAACGCGGAGCGCCAAGCCGCATATCGAGCTCGTCGCAAGGCTCAGCGGCCTGTCGATCGGAGCGTTACCGTAACGAAAATGCTCGCTGACGTTGATGCCTATGATGAGTGTCGGCTGGAGGTTGACCAGTTCCGCGAGCAGTTGGATGAGGTTCGCCGTGAGAAGGACATTGCTTGGCGCGGGATGCGTGAGCAGCGTGACAAGGCCGAAGAACTGGGTCGCGAGGTCCTTCAGTTGAAGAAGCGGCTGCTGCAGGAAAAATCCGTTACGCCGAGTAACGGAAATTTGACAGAGATAGAGGCGTTGCGCCGCCAGCTTATGACGTGCGAGGACGGTCGTCAGGAAGCGTTGCGTTACGCTGGCGCCTTGAAAGAGAGGCTTGCGCAGTTTGAGTTGCAGCAGAAATCCGTTACGCCGAGTAACGGTAATTCGCTGTCGTGGATTGATATGTGCGAATTGGTTGCTTTGGCTAGCCGTGCGCGGACGTATGCGCAACGTGACGCTATTCGTGATACGGAGCTATGGAGGGAATTTGTCGTTCGTGCCGTAGCGGTTTCACAGGATCAGATGGCGATGTTGTCGCGCGCTCTTACCGGTGGTGCGCCTACTCGTTTACGCGGTATCTAGCGTCGGGAGTGTCCGCGCCTTTGATCTGGCGGTAGAGGTGGGGCGTGGGTAGGATTTCGGGCGGTTGTCGCACGGCCAGTGCGGCTGGCGGGACCGAGCAGCGGGTATGACCACAAAGGCGTCCACCCTGCGCCACAAGCAAACACCCCCTCTCTTGCAAGCCGCCCTTAGGCACGTTAGGCGGGCCGCTGCGCCGTTTTCCGGAGGTGGTGGGTACGTAGGGTGGGGTGAGGCCGCGCGCCCCGCCCGCCCGCAGCGTAGCGAGGACGGACGGGGCGAGCGTAGCGAGCCCCTACTTGTAGTAATAACACTTAACGGAAGAGAGGCACGGAAAGCCAAGCGCGGCAAGGGTTCGCGGGCTGACCGGCCAAAGAAAAAGCCCCGCAAGCGCGCCAACGCCTCGGGGCCGACACGGTAGCTCTAACGGTTGGACACCCTACCATGCGTGAAACTACGATAGCAGAAAACTATGAATATGGCCAATCGGCCGTTTGGGGGAGTGATGAGCATCGGGCTAGCGCTGAGGTTGGCAGGGTTCAGCGCGAGGAGTCAGCCGCTGAGTTCTGGCCGGAGGGGCCTGCGCGGCATGACATGGTTGCCAAGGTTCGTGCTTTCGAAGACGGCAGTGTCGAGTTCAGCGGCTATCGGCGCACCGTCGTCCAACGCTTGAACGACCTGCGCGATTTGCCGCGGCGTGCGCGCGGCGCCAAACCTGAAACCGAAGACGACAAAGAAGCTCGGGCCACTAGCGTCAAGTCTGCGGCGAAGCGCGCCAAGCAAAACGTTCGCCTGCGCTGCAAGACGGCCCGGGTTACGCACATGATTACGCTGACCACGCGCGAATGCATTGCCGATCTGGAGCGTTTCCTGAAACTTTGGGACGCTTTCCGGCGCACGATGGCCCGGCATAGTGAGTTCCACTACATCGCGGTTCCAGAGCCTCAGAAACGCGGCGCATGGCACATGCACGTCGCTGTTTCAGGTCGCGCGGCGCTCAACCTCGCGCGGCGTGCATGGCTGAAGGTCGTAGGCGGTCGTGGTAAAGGCTACTGCCACATTCGTAACCCACAGGGCGCGCACTTCGGCAAGCAATGGAAGCTCGATGCGCTGGCCAGCTACATCGCCAAGTACATCGGCAAGGATATTGCCGATACTCGTTTCAATAAGAAGAAGTACTACACCAGTCGCGGCATCAACGTTCCGGAGGCCGTGGTATATGCCATCGAGAACAGTAAACCGAATTGCGGTGATGCGTTGAAAGACGTGCTCACCACGCTCTGCGCTGAGTTCGATATTGCGGACATAAGGTGTTTCGTTGCCATCGATGGCTCGTCGTATTTCGCCAGTGCTTCGAAGCCCTAGGGCAACGGTCAGGGAGCCATCCTGAGCGTCAAATTCTTGGCCCTAAGCAGCGAGCGAAAAACCTTCTTCACGTTCTCGTAGATGCCTGCACGTTTTGCCTCTTCGCGGGCGATGGCGCATAGCGCTTCTGCGGCACTTACGCCTGCTTCTTTTGCGAGGATCAGGGCTGCTGTGTAGTTCGGCAGCGTCTGGCCTTTGGCGTATCGGTCGAGGCTGGGCTGTGGGATGCCCATCTCTTTTGCGGCTTTGTTGACCTTTCGGTCATGCAGAGCTTTCGCAATCAGTTCCGAATATTCCATAGAAAACTCCAATTGGTGATTCTGCTCATCGGTGAGTACATTCCGTCTTGTACTCACGCCACCAATCGGCCGTCCTACGGGGCTACTGCCAGAAGCGGGTCGGTGCGGTGGTGGTTTAAGCAACCTTCCTACCTAGCTCATTCGTCGGAGCCATC